AATAGTGATGCTTGGAAGTGGCAAGTACAAGTTCCTTACAAGTTCCCTAAGATCATTGACATCCCAACTACCACTTTAGAGTTATCTAAGCCTGGTATTGATGGTCAAGAGTTTCAAGCAATCTTGGATACAAATGAGTTCTCTAAGAACGCAATTGTTTCTGTAGGTTCTCGTCAATATGGTCCTAGATTCTATGTAATCAAAGATCCTCAACCATGGAATGTAGGTTATCTTTACACATTCAATTTAATTACCGACAACCCACAAGTTGATTTTGTAAGCCCTGTGTTCTTACAAGTTGGTATTGAGCTTGAATTAGTTGATGCTGCAATTGGTGAATTTGATCAAGACTTATTAGGTCTTCCTCGTTTGGGTGAGCAAATCACAATGTTTGAATCTTTAGGTTCTGCATATGGATATGAGCACAAAATTACTGAGTGGGCTGATGACAAAATGATGGTTGATGCTTCTGGTAAAGCTTTGGATATCTTGGTTTATGCTCCTCAAAGACGTAACCAATTACCTTTAACTCGTAATGATGTTAAATGGGAACCATTTATTGAGTTCTGGATGCGTAAATCTATGTTAGAATTAAAAGTTAAGCGTATGATCTGGGCTAAGCCTGGTACTGTGAAGACTAATGGTTCTAAGCAAGAATTAAAAAGAACTTCTGCTGGTGTTTACCACAGAATGCGTAATAACGGTAACTTAGTTCAATACAATCGTGGAGAGTTCACTGCAAACTTGATTCGTTCAGTGTTTGGTGATTTATTCTATCGTAGGGTTGATGTTAAGGATCGTAGAGTTAAAATGTACACTAATGAAGCTGGATTCGATGTATTCCAACAAGCTTTAAAGAATGATGCATTAAACTCTGGTCTTACTTTCATGGCTGATTCTGGTAATCGTTATATGCAAGGTGAAGGTCAGCATATCACTTATAACTTTGCTTTCGATGCAATGGTTACTCGTGAGACTGGTCGTGTTGAATTGATTCACTTGAAAGAGTTGGATCTTCCTCAAACTAACCTTGAATTTGGTCAGAACAAAAAGAGCACTCCTGTATTCATGGTATTTGATGTAAGCCCTATGAGCGATGGTTCTATGGTTAACAACATTCGTGAAGTGAGAATGAAAGGTGCTCCTTCAATGACTTGGGGTTATATCGATGGTACTCGTCACCACTTAGGTTTTGCTAAATCTCAAGGTATGTCAAGTGCTAACAAGTTCCCTGGTTATGAAATCTGGATGAAAGATCGTTGTGATGTATTTATTGAAGATTTATCACGTACAGTATTGATCGAAGAGATTCCACAATTCTAAAATAAGAACAAAGGGTAGGACTAATGTTCTAAACTTACCGAGAAGAATTACCCCTCAGGCAACCCCTGGGGGAGTCTTCTCAAACCACAGATGATTGAATTAAGTCTAATGCTTAATTGCTAGTTCTTCGATGGACATTCATCTGCTAATAAACCAAATAAAAAACTACATATGGGTAAGACAGGAAAAATCTCCACTTTAAAAAAGGAGTACAATAATTCTCAGTTACAGACAATGCAAGGTGGTCTTGCTGCTAAAGGCATGACAAGAATTCCTGGTACAGGTGTTTTCAAATATCCTTACAAGGAACTTGATGGACAATATAGAACAGGACTTGATGTAAATGCTTCTTATATCAGAAGAATCTCAGATCCTTTGGAAAAAGAATTAGAGACTGAAAGAGTGGGTAATTTACGTACTAAGTTAGAAGCTGCATTAGGTGATATTGATTTAGGACCAAGATCTTCATTTTGGAACTATGGTTTATCAACTTCTACAAATGATGTTCTTCATGTTCAACCAGTTAAGCTTATGGATGGTGACAATTATTATGATTTGTCTATTCCATTCCAAGAATTAGCTTTTGCATGGTTAAGGGTACATCCTACAATTGCTTCTAGCTATCAAGCTTGGGAGCGTGGTGACTATCCTGCTGATATACAATTCTATGTAGCAGATGATGAAATTGAGAATGCAGTTATATTCAAAAAGAAACAATTGATTAATAAAGCAATTGGTAAGTTTGATGGAATGACTCCTGAGAAGAAAAAGAAAGTTGCAAGACTTTTAGGACTTCCTGTTACAGAAGAAACCAAAGAAGAAGTTATATATAATCAAGTGGACAACCTCTTGAAACAAACTGAATTCAAATCTGGTAAATTCCAAGGATCTTCAACAGTAGAAATCTTTAATAGATTTGCTGACATGAAGGAAAACTTACTCCATATTAAAGACTTAGTAAAACAAGCTATTACACATTCTGTTTACAGAATCAAACCTAATGGTAAAGTTTACGAAGGTGAATTTGAAATAGCAAGCGATGAAGATGATTTAGTCAAATTCTTAGCTGATGAAGATAATCAAGACCAACTATTAACACTAGAAGGTAAATTAAAAACTAAAAAACTAGCTTCTGTATGATCCCTGTAGATAGTTTATTATACAAGATAGATCAGAAACTAAATAAACTATCAACTAACGAGCATCAACAAATTAACCTTGAAGATAAAATCCTAGCTTTAAATGAAGCTCAGATTAAGTTAATTAAGCAAAAGGTTGATGGTCAAAATACAATTTCTGGTATGGGCCTTGATGCTTTTAAAAAGCGTTATGAAGACCTACAAAGTTTGGTTATAACTTACAATAACCAACCTCTTGATTTAGCAATCAAGAATGCTGAACTAAATCAATGGTCTGCAAACATACATCTTCTTAATCCTAAATACATGTTCTATATAGATAGTTATGTATTAGCAGATAAAGGAAGATGCGTAGATAGAAAGATATGGATAAATAGAGATTTGGCTAAACATGGTGATGTTTCTTTAATATTAAACAACACACATTATAAACCATCTTTTGAATATCAAGAAACATTTAACTTTCTATCTTCTGATGAGATCTCTATATTTACAGATGGTACTTTTATACCAACTAGAATATACATCTCATATATGAGGTATCCCAAATATATTAATAAAACTGGCTACATAATGCTTGATGGTGAACCATCATTTGATGAAGACTGTGAACTAGAAACATATTTAGAAGATGAGCTTTTAGATATTACAGTTCAATGTCTTGCAATGTATACAGAAAACCAGTCTGCTGTTCAATCTGCTCAAATGAGGATACAGACAAATGAATAAGTTATTTAACAATTTAAAATAAAACAAAATGGCAGATTTTTCGTTAACTACCCTCTTTGTAGTACCAGTAGGAAATACACTTCCTAGCTCTGGATCTACACAAGACTTGACCGCTGGTCAATTTGGAATCTTTGGCAGTGATTATACAGTTGCAACAGCTGGTAACATTGCAGGTTTCCCTTATTTTTATTTAGCTCAAGGACGAGTTAATACTTATTTACAAGGCTCTAAGCGTTCTGATAAGATTGCTTCTAGTAAAGTGAGTGAGTGGTATAAAGTTGTAGGTAATCCTATTGCTGCTAACCAAGTAACTGAAGTAGGTAATTTCACTGTTAAACCAGGAGAAGTTGTTACATTAACTTTACGTGCTTTCTCTAGCTACATTAACACCTTGTATTTCAATGGTTTCACACGTTCAGTAACAGTGAATGCTCCATGTCTAGCATGTGGTGGTGATCCTTGTACTGATGTTGATGTACCAGCTTTAATTGATAATTTGATTTATCATTTAGAATTGAAAGCTCCAGGTAACAATCCTGACAACATTTCTTTTAGCACTTTCTATCAATTCCAACGTATTGGTGATGATCAAGATGCTAAATTAGTTATCTCTGGTAAACCATTGACTCAATATGGACAACCATGTGATGTTGCTGCTTTCCCTTGGGAGTATGACCGTATGTGGTTCCGTACCTTTATTTATTCTGGTCCAGCTACCACTGCTGACTTCATTGTATTTGATCCTTGTAATTTAGTTGCTGAACCTGTAGTTACTCAACGTAGCTCTTATGTTTCTGGTACATCTGCAGAGATTCAACAATTAGAAAAGAACTTCTACAGCTATCAAGCTGGTTATTTGAAGCATCTTTACAGAATGGTTGGTTACAATGAAAACTTTGAAAGCTGGGTAACTGATGGTACTTCATATACCACTTATTACATTAAGTTTAATGAGTATGATAAATCAGCTTACCAATGGGGTGATTACATCATGGAAGATAGCACAGTGATTCTTGCTGTTCCTTATGGTGCAACTTCTGCAATCCAAGCAGTTTTAGTAGCAGCTTTAGGTACTCCAGTTGATGATAGTGGTGATACTACTGTTACAACTAGCACTACTACCACTGTATGGCCTTCTACTTCAACAACAACTACCTTGCTTCCATAAGAAGAAAGTAGTTATTATATAACCTATGCCAGAGGGTGAGAGGATTAATTCTCAAATCCTCTGGCATTTTTATTTTAAAGAATATGACTTTAGACATACTGGTAATACCTACTTACAACACACTTACATTAGGAATCGCAGATGCTTCAACATATGATACAGATCCTCCTGTTGTCACTGCTCCTACAATAGAAATTACTATTCCTGGATTTACTACACCTGTATTTTTACCATTTGTAGTAAATGATTTTAATATATTTAATTCAACATCATTAGGACTTAGTGGTGTAGGAGATCCATTGATTCCTTTACCAGATGGTATATATTATTTAAGATATACAGTTACTCCTGCATATATAAATTATGTAGAAAAGAATATAATGCGTACTGAATTAATACAAGAAAAGTTTGATAGTGCTTTTATGAAGCTTGATATGATGGAATGTGATCTTGCTATTAAAACACAATCAAAAGTGAATTTAAATAGTATATACTATATGATATCAGGATCTATAGCTGCAGCCAATAACTGTGCTGTAGATACAGCTAACACATTGTATATACAAGCAAATAATATGTTGAATAACTTTATAAGAAACAACTGTGGTTGTTCTGGTAACAATTATCAAATTAACTTTGTTTAAAATGGCAAACTGTAAAAACTGTAGAGCTAAGGTGGGATGTGGTTGTCAATTAATTAATGGCTTATGTTCAGCATGTAACTATGCTGTTCAGCAAGCAGCTAAACTAGCTAAAGATGTTATCGCCAAGATTAACTAACTGTATAGAATGTGCAAGCATTCCTGTGTTACTAAAAGATATTGATGCAAAGCTAACAGAGTTGGCTAAAATTCAATATAATAATATTATATTTTCTATGAACTATAACCTTGGGTGTAGTCCAATTGGTGATCTATTAAATTACAAAAGAATATTAACATATAAGTATTGTAATCCAGATTATGCTAAAAGGTACACTGTAAAAAGAATAGCTAGTAGAGTTAAACTTTTAATTAATAAATAACTTATAAGATGCCAGAAACCACCACTACAACAACCACAGCATATCACAGTTCTTGTGATGCTTGTTATAATGGTTGTGTATCAGTAACTCCTGATGCGTGTGTTAGATATACAGGGATTGATCAACCTGCTTTAGGTATTGCTACAGGAGATTCATTACTCACTATAGAAAATATATTGATTACTAATGTTATCTCTTTTTTAGATGGAACAGGTATTGATATCACTATAGATCCTTCATACTATTGTACACTTGTTAGTCAATATTTAATAGATATACCAGTTCCTAATGTACCTCAATTATTTGGAGCATTAGTAAGAGCTGCTTGTAGTTTACAAACTCAAGTGACAGCAATTGATGGAACACTAGCTATATTAAATGCTGATTATGATGTAGACTGCTTAATTGGTGTAACAGACTCTAGTGATACACATGCTGTATTACAAGCTGTTATAACAAAGCTTTGCTTAGTAAGTGCTAACTTAGATGCATTTGAAGCTTATGCAGATCTTACATATGTAAAACTTGCTGATTTAAATGCTCTTATAGCTGCTTATTTATCTAGTCAACTTCCTTCTACACAACAGTATGTAAAGATGATTCCTTACGCTGCTATAGAGTATTATGGACCTCTTTCAAACTTTGATGGTACAGGTGCTGGTATAAGTGCATTAGGATGGGATAAGGTGTATCTATGTAATGGTTCAAATGGCACTCCTGATAAAAGAGGAAGAGTTGGTGTTGGTGCAATAGTTGATGTACCAGGTGGTCCATTATCTTCTGCTGTAAGTCCTATATACGCTGGTAATCCAAATTATGATCTTGGAGATTTAGTTGGTGCAAATACAGTGGGATTAAATGTTTCACAACTACCTAGTCATACACACACTGCAACAGCAAATGCTTCTTCAATTGTTACTGATCCTGGACATACACACTATGCAGGACATACTCCTGATCAATGGGGAGGAAGTGGTACTATTGGTATTACTACTAATAGTCCTCAGAATGTATTAACAACATCATCACGTACCAATATCACTGTAGCAACTACAGTGAATGTAAGTAATAGTAATACTGGTAGTGGTGAAAATCATGCAAACATTCAACCTGTTATTGCTGCATATTATATAATGTATATTCCTTAATATTATAAATCAACTATAAATGGCTTGCCTACCTGGAACTCCATGTTATAATGCTTACTATCATCCAAGTGAAAACTGTGGATGCAGTGAGTGTATAAGCACATCTAATAACGTAACCTATATTGGTCCTAATCTACCAAATACAGATGTAAGTACAGGAGAATGTCTTACAACAGTATTACAGAAAATAGATGCTAAATTAGATCCTACAGCACTTGCTCATGAGATATTATCAACAATAGCATTGAGTCAGTCTCTATCTTTATTATTTTGTACTATAGTAAGTAATTGTACATCAACTACTACTACCACTACAACAACTCCTTAAAACCAAACCAATGACAGTATTAATAACATTAACTTTAGCAGGTGCAGATACAGGTCCTTTTGACTTATATTCAGATTTAGATGGATATATTACACCTTTTGAAACAGGTGTATCTAAAGCTGCATTACTTGCTGGATATTTATCATCATTAGTTCCTGATGGAACAATTACTATTCTTGTACAATCTACAGGAGTTTGTGATAGAGATTTATATTTAACTGTTGAAGGTTACCCAACCACAACAACCACTACAAGCTCATCTACTACAACTACAACTAGTACATCTACAAGCACTACAACTACAACAACTACAGCACTTCCTTGTACAAACTATTATAACAATACAGAAACTACATATACAATAAATTATGTTGACTGTCTTGGTGGACCAGCAATTATAGGATATGAAATTCTTCCAGGATATGGAGTGTGTGTATCATCAATAAGTGGTGACTATGGATATCTATTAGATCTAGGAGCCTGTGTTGCATAATTAATCAAAAATCTTGTTTGTTGGTTTACAAGATTTTCCCCTTGAGTTTCTACTTAGGGGGTTTTTTGTTTAAACTCTAATCAAGTTGATTAAAGTGAATAATCAAATAAGTTAATTAAATTTGGTAGATATCAAAATAAATACCTATCTTTACTCTAATTTTAACCAAAAAAGACCATATGTCAGAAAACAACAACCTGTTGAACCAGCTTCAACAAATGTTACATTGGAAGAAAAGCAAAAAGTTTTATGCAGAAAAATTAGGAATTACAGAGTTTGAAATTGATGAGCTGTTATCAGACATCAGAAGAAGAGAGCAGGCTGAAGAAGCTGCTGAGATAGGAAACTACATTAGTGAATTAGAAGATGTAGTGGTTAAGTTTGAAGAAGATTTAGTTAAAGGAATAGGAGAAATTGTAATCAATACAAAAGAAGAGATTAAAAGCTTGGAAGAGCTTATAGTCAAATGCAAAATAGATACAGATAAGTGGGAGATAACTAAATATGTACAGAATTTCTGGGGTAATAGTGATTCACCACACTGGCAGGTTAAAGCTTGGTTAGGTAAAAAGAAAGATGAACAGGTATTCCAAGATTCATTCATTGACTTCCTAGCTTCATATGAACCTATCTCTCAAGAAATAATGAGTCCTAAGTTTGCTTTGAATAAAGCATTTGGTTCATTAATCATTAATAAACAAGACTCTCATCTAAACAAATATGATATTGATGGAAATAATGACATCAATGAAAGATTAGGAGATATTCTATACAAGGTAGAATTAATTGCTACACAAGCAGCTCTTTCAAACAATCTAGAGAACATCACATACATTATTGGTTCTGATGAATTTAATAGTGAATATTCAGGAGCTACAACCAAGGGTACCCCCCAAACTAATACACATACATATCAACAATCATTTGAATATATATGTAACCATGAGGTGTTAATGATTACAATGTTATTACAATATGCTGAAAATGTCAATGTTGTATATGTAGCAGGTAATCATGATGAGTATGTAGGATGGCATATGGTTAATTGGTTACAAAGTTATTTCAGAGGAACAGCTAGATTAGAATTTGATTGTTCTCCTAAATATAGAAAGTATATAAGTTATGGTATTTCTGCTATGATGTTTAATCATGGAGATGCTATTAAGCCTGCTAAGTTAGCAGCAATATTCCCAATGGAATTTAAAGATGGTTGGTCTTTTCATAAAAACTTTTACATCTTCACAGGAGATAAGCACCATGAGGTGAGTCACGATTTTAATGGTATTAAATTTTACCAAATTCCAGCATTCTCTAATGCTAAAAGTCTTTGGGATGATAAGAATGGTCATACATGCTCTAAAGCTGAAGTGACTGGATTCTTAATAGATGAGAATGATGGGATGACAAATATATTCAAACAATACTTATAATGAGTAGTAATATAATAAGTGATGAAAGAAGTAAGGAAATAAATAGTCCAAATTATTTATATGAATGTAAAAAATGTAATGAGTTAAAACCAAACTTTGAATATTCAAAAGATAATAAAAAAGGAAAAGGTAGAGGGTATGTTACTCAATGTAAAAAATGTAGAGTTATACATTCTCAAACAGAAAAATCTAAAGAGTGTAGAAAAATAACAAGAATTAATCAATCTAAAAAACATAGATTAAATATAATATTTCATTCATCCATAGGAAATGCTAAAAAAAGAGGACTAGAACATTCAATATCTATAGACTATTTAGAAAAATTATGGAACAATCAAAAAGGATTATGTTACTATACAAATAAAGAAATGTTAAAAGACTTAACAAAAAGTGATAGTAATAATAATTCAGTATCTATTGATAGGGTAGATTCTAGTAAAGGATATATAGAAGGAAATGTAGTATTGTGCAGATGGATAGTTAATAGAATGAAAAATGATATATCTCATATTGATTTTTTAACTATTATATCTGATATAAATAAAAAATTTAAATAAAATGTCAACAGGAAGAAAACTTGTAAGTGATATAAGAAGTATGCATAAATTGCTTTCTACTGATAATTTAATAACAGATAGAGTAATTTTTGCTGAAATTAGAAACAACACACAATTATTGATTAAACGTGAGACAAATCTCAGAAAGCTTTGGGCTACTGATACTGTATTCACTACCATCCCTTGTTTAGAGATGATAGAAGTTCCTATCTCTGAGTGTTGTGAATATGTTGATCCTTGTAATGTAGCAAGAACTAGATTTAAAATTCCTCGTATATCTGAAGGAAACTACCAATATCTTATTCAAGGTGTTTATTCTATAAATGCTATGGGTGGACAGGGTAAAAGATTTAAAGAGATTACAATCAATAGGTATTTAAACTTATTGAAACTTCCTATTATAAAGAAAGAACAATATTATTGGATAACTAATGGTTATCTCTATATTAATAATCCTTTGTTAAAAGCTGTTAGAATAGCTGCTTTCTTTGAAGAAGATGTTCCTAATGAGATTATGTATCCAGAATGTGGATGTGGACCAGGTCCTCTTGTTAGTACAGAAGACTGGTGCAAGAATCCATTGGATAAAGAATATGGATGTCCAGGTTATTTAGAAAAACAAGTGTTAGAACTAACATCTCAAAAGTTATTATCTACTTATTTCAGAATTAAAACAGATATGACATTTGATGGTGTAGATGGTCAAGCACCAAATGCACAACCAAATCACTAATGCCTAGAGTTCATATAGAGTGGAGAAGCTCCAGTAAAGATAACTACAATAACTTCTGTA